TGCACAAAAAAACACACGGTAAACATTGAGGTGAAGAATGGAGACGTATAAAGGATTAGATTACTTGCGCAATAAGCTTGCGCTGAAAAAGAACCGCATAAACAAGAGATACCGCTATTACGAGATGAAACACCTGGCGCAGGACCTCCGGATCAGCACTCCGGACGTGGCAGAGCTTCAGCGATGGATGAGTGTTCTCGGATGGTGCAGTAAAGCGGTTGATAGCATCGCGGACCGTCTGGTCTTCCGTGAGTTTGATAATGACGTGTTCGATATGAATACGATCTTCACGGCGAACAATAAGGACATTATGGTCGACAGCGCGATCCTCGGCGCCCTGATAAGCTCATGCGATTTCATATATATCACCACAGACAGCTCCGGATTCCCTCAGATGAGAGTCATTGACGGCAAACATGCAACCGGCATTTTAGACCCTGTCACCTACATGCTTAAAGAGGGCTATGCTGTTCTGGAGCATGACGATTACGACAACCCGATCATCGAAGCGCACTTCCTGAAGGGCGAGACGATCATCTTCGAGAATGGTCGGATCATGCACGCGGTTCCGAATGACGCTCCGTACCCGCTTTTAGTGCCGATGATCTACCGGCCGGACGCGATCAGACCGTTCGGGCATTCGCAGATCAGTCGCGCCTGCATGGATATTGTGGACGGCGCAGTCCGTACCGTGAAGCGGTCCGAGATTTCGGCGGAGTTCTATTCATACCCGCAGAAATACATTCTCGGCATGAGCGAAGACGCGGAGCAGCTCAACACCTGGAAGGCTACGATGTCGAGCTTCTTGCGAATTGACAAAGACGAAGACGGAGACCATCCAATCGTCGGCCAGTTCATGCAGCAGAGCATGACACCGCATGCGGACCAGCTGCGGATGTTCGCAGGATTGTTTGCGGGTGAGACCGGCCTGACACTTGACGACTTAGGTTTTCCGAGTCAGAACCCGTCAAGCGCCGAAGCGATCAAGTCCAGCCATGAAACATTGAGGCTCACGGCAAGAAAAGCGCAGCGGACATTCGGCACCGGCCTGCTGAACGCTGGTTATCTGGCGGCATGCGTAAGAGACAAATACCCGTACTTGCGCAACCAGGTCGCAGAAACCGTGCTTAAATGGGAACCGATCTTCGAGCCGGACGCTTCAACGCTCTCCACGATCGGGGACGGCGTTATCAAGATCAACCAGGGCATTCCGGGCTACATCAACGAAGAGAAGATCCGGGACATTACAGGGATGTAAACTATGGTCGATGAAATTATCAACGGCATAACATCAGAATATGACAAAAAGGTTGAGCGGTTCAAAGGATTCAGCGAAGCCGCGAAAACCCATGTCCAGCAGATGAAGGCCGTCAAGAAAATAGCAGAGCAGACCGGGCTGTCCAATGCGGAGATCTATCTTCGGCACCTGATCGACGCCTATCCGGATGGGATTATTCCGCCGGACGAACTAAAGGCGATAACGATCGCAACGCTAAAACACAACTATGACCATGTTTCGCCAATCGTTGAAGCGGCTCAGCAGACTTTGAACAAAGAAGCTGGTGTCGGGTTAAAGCCGGTCGTTCCAGACTTCGATATTTCAAAAGCAGAATCTCTTGCGAGAGACATCGCGAAATATGACACGATTCTGGACGATGGCAATATAACGAAACAGTTTGTCAATGATTCACTTGAAATCCTCGACCGTTCCATCCAGGCGAACGCACAGGCGCACGACAATGCCGGTTTAGATGTCCGTGTTATCCGGATCTATGACGGTGTTGGACTTCACAGAAGAACACAAGCGTGCGAATGGTGCATGGAACGTGCGGGCAATTGGACCTATCAAGACGCCAGATCTAATGGCGTATTTGAACGGCATGACGGTTGTGGTTGCGAGATCTACTACGAAACAAACAAGAAGTCATGGGACTACTCAAAAGGCTATGGCAATAACTGGAGAGACGCGACACAGGAAGAAACGGACGTGATCAAAAAACGCATTAACTACGATCCAAGCAAAAAGAAAGGATGATGCTATTGAGGGTTGAGAACGGAGCCGGAGTGGATATTTGAAAGGAGTAAAAAATGGATACAAGGATCGGGAACCAATCCCCGACCGTATCCGTAATTTTACCGTATGAATCCACGAAAGGCCCGGAGGCTGTTGAGCTTTACAATGGAACCGAAAAAACCGTCCTGGAATGGCAAGAGGCGTTGACGTATGACATCATGGCTGTCAACGATGAAGGCAACTGGACGCACCAGAAATTTGGTTATTCAGTACCGAGACGAAACGGCAAGTCCGAAATGGTGCTGATGCGCTGTTTGTGGGGGCTGAAAAAAGGTGAGCGTATTCTTTACACCGCACACCGCGCAACCACTTCACATTCGGTTTGGGAGAGACTTGGACGGTTATGCGAAAAGGCCGACATCAAGGTCGTGTCATCGTTCAGGGCTTTCGGTAAAGAGCATTTATACTGCGAAGGCGGTGGGATCATCGAGTTTCGGACCAGAACAACAACCGGCGGGCTCGGTGAAGGTTATGACCTTCTCATAATTGACGAAGCCCAGGAATATACGCCGGAGCAAGAGACTTCCCTGAAGTACGTTGTTTCAGATTCGCCAAACCCGCAAACGATAATGCTCGGTACGCCACCGACTGCAATTAGCGCCGGTACAGTTTTCCCAAAGTTTCGGAAGAATGTACTGCAAGGTGGTTCGTTCGAGTCCGGATGGGCTGAATGGTCTGTACCGGACATGGCAGATCCGCATGATGTTGACATCTGGTATCAGACAAACCCATCTTTGGGGACGATACTGAAAGAGCGGACGATTCGGTCAGAGATCGGAGACGACGAAACAGACTTCAACATCCAGCGCCTTGGCTTATGGTTGAAATATAACCAGAAAAGCGCAATATCAAGGCGCGAATGGGAGGCTCTTTCCGTCGAAGCCCTTCCGGATCTGCGCGGACCGTTGTTTGTCGGAGTAAAATTCGGGCATGACGGTTCAAACGTTTCGCTGTCAATCGCCGTCAAGACAAAAGACGATAAAGTCTTTGTTGAGACGGTCGGGTGTAAACCGATTCGCAGCGGTATCGGCTGGATCATCCAGTTCTTGCAGCGTGCCGATTATCGGACCGTTGTTGTCGACGGCAAGAATGGCATCGGCATTATGACCGACGCCATGAAGCAGGCACGACTGAAGCACCTGGAGATTCCAACACCGGCGCAATACATCAAAGCCAACTCGGTCTTTGAATTATCGTTATCACAGGGTACGCTTGTGCACATGCCGCAGTCAGCGGTCACACAAGTGGTCAGCAACTGCGAAAAGCGGGCGATTGGACACGGCGGTGGATTCGGCTATCAGTCCAGCTTGAACGGAGCTGATATATCAATCCTCGACAGCATGATCCTGGCGCATTGGATTTGTACGGAAACAAAAGAAAAGAAAATACAAAGAATAGCTTACTAAGGGCATCGGGCAACCGGTGCTTTTTAGTTATAAAAAATTACGGATACCGCCCGGTAAGCGGGGAAAGGAGTAACTAATGTCTGAGTTCAAAATTATCGAAACGCAGGAACAGCTTGACGCTATCCTTGGCGAAAGATTACGGCGTGAACGTGAAACGTCGGCGAAAAAATATGAGGGTTGGTCTTCTCCGGAGGACATCCAGAAATTGACGGATGATTTCAACGCGAAGATCAAAGCACTCGAAGACACAGCCGCGACCACGCAGCAGGAACTTGCAAAAAAAGACGCCGAGATCGCCAAAGGAGACGAATACAGGACCGCCCTGGACAAAACGAGAATCGCGTTAGCAGCAGGTCTGAAGATCGAATATGCAGACCGCTTGCGTGGAGAAACGGCAGAAGAGTGGAAGGCGGACGCAGAAGCCCTGGCGAAAGATTTCGCCGTATCACATTATCAAGCGCCGCTTGGAAGCCCGGAGCCGAACATTACAGACAAAGCGGACACCAAAAAACAATTCGCTGATTGGGTGTCCGAAACATTGAAAAATTAAGGAGGTAATACCACAATGTCAGGTATTAACACTAACCGGACCAATATTACGGTCCCGACTGATATTTCCAGCGAAATTTTACAGAAAACACAGGACGAATCCGCCATTATGAAACTGGCGCGCAAGATCGCCCTTCCCGGCCGCGGCCTCACCATTCCGATGATCACCGGCGATCCGGAAGCCGCATGGGTTGACGAAACCGACAAAAAGCCGGTTTCCAATCCGAGTCTCAGCACAAAAATTATGCAGGCTTACAAACTGGCAGTTATCGTTCCGTTCTCGAACGAGTTCGCAAGAGATCTGGAGACTCTGTACGAAGCGATCGTTGCTCGTCTTCCGAGAGCCCTTGCCATGAAATTCGATAACACCGTATTCAATGGCGTAGCACCTGGATCGAACTTCGATGTTCTCACCGCATGCACAGAAGAATCTATCGGCGGCACTAATGGCATTTACGGCGCTCTGGTAGCAGCAGACGCGGATATCGCAGCGGCTGGCGGAATTATGAACGGTTTTGCCATGTCCCCGCAGGCTAAGAGCGAACTGCTTGCTGCCGTTGACACTACTCACAGACCGATCTTCGTCAATAACGTAGCTGAAGGCGCTATTCCGAGACTGCTTGGACAGCCGGTTTACTATTCTAAAGGCGTTTATGGCGCAGGCAACGCTGCTTCCGGCACTTCCGGATCTTCCGGTTATGTTGCGGCTAAAGCAGACGCACTCGGCTTTGCCGGTGACTGGACTCAGGCCCTTTACGGCGTAGTTCAGGGCGTCAAGATCGACCTGTCCGACCAGGCAACTCTTACTATCAGCGATACCGCCGTAAATCTCTGGGAGCGCAACATGTTTGCAGTCCGCGCCGAGATCGAAGTCGGTTTCCGTGCTGATACGGATTGCTTCGCGAAGATCACCAGAACGCACCAGTAAACCGGAGATTATATATGAAAATACTTGTTGCAGTACCCACAGGGGAAACAATCGAACCGGAATGTTTTAAAGCAATATATGATTTAGATCCGGCAGGGCATGAGCTGATGTTTGATTATGTTCGCGGATATGATGTAGCGGAGTCGCGGAACCAGATCGTCGAAAAGGCGCTGGCGTGTGACTCCGACTATATTTTATTTGTGGATTCAGACACGATCATCCCGGCAAATACGCTGGAACTGATGTTTGAAGAGCCGGTCGCAGATGTCTGCCTTGGCGTGTGTCCGAGAAAGAACACCAAAGAAGGCAAAACGGCGATCATTAAAGCCGGTACGCGCGGATTTTCAGACGGATCATATTTTTATAATGAATTGCCGGACGAGAAAGTTCAAGTGAAAGGCGGCGGCTTTGCTTGCGCGCTTGTATCGACAGAATTATTGCGGACGATGGGAAAGCCCTGGTTCAGATATGCGGTCTATGAAGACGGAAGTATTCTGAGCGAGGACTTTTTCTTCTGCAATAATGCGAACTTCGCGCACGCGCTTATCATGGCTGATTTCCGCGTCCGCTGCGGGCATCTGGCAAGGTATTTTCAATACGAGTGAGGTAAACAAAGATGAGTAGTTTTGCAACAGTAGATGATGTGCTGAATCTCACAGGCAAAGTCTATACGGACGATGAAGAGACGCGGATCAGCGACTTGCTGGAGGCTATCAGCAACGCTTTGCGATATGAAGCGGTGAAAGTCGGCAAAGATATGGACGTTATGGTCCAGGACGAAGCATACGCTGATGTTGCGAAACTTGTTACAGTAGATATCGTGTCGCGAGTAATGCGGCAGTCTTATGATGGTGATCCGATGTCGCAGGAATCGCAGAGTGCTCTTGGGTATACATGGTCCGGGACTTATGCCATCCCCGGCGGGGGAATCGCTGCCGCGATCATGAGGAATGATCTGAAACGGCTCGGCCTTCGCCGCCAGAGATACGGCGTTATGGACTTCACTTTCACGCAGGAACAGCTTGGAGGGTGCAGCCATGAATAAACCGGCAGGAATAACCATTGACCTCTACGATGTAACGCTGTCAGAGACACCCGATGATTTCAACCGCCCTGTATATACAGAGCATGTGATCAAGGTTAACAATGTTCTGGTTGGCGAACCATCCACAGAAGCGATTGCGGATGAGCTGACGATCTCCGGAAAACACCTGGCGTATACGCTGGCAATACCGAAAGGCGATACAAACAACTGGACAGATCGGAAGGTTGGCTTTTTCGGTCAAATATTCCGGACATTCGGCGAAGTCACCCAGGGCATTGACGACCTGATCCCGCTTGCATGGAACAAAAAAGTAAAGGTGGAGATCTATGAGTAATTTGATTCGCTTCGAGTTAAACAGCGAAGGCGTTAAGGAATTACTACAGAGCCCGGAAATGCAGGCCATTCTTGAAGAATACGCGAAAGCGAAAGCAGAAGAGGCCGGAGAAGGATATGACGCAGCGGTCCATCTCGGAAAACGAAGGGCTTACGCGAACATCTATCCGGCCACAAAAGAAGCAGCTTATGACAATCTGGATAACAATACATTGGAGAAGGTGATACGAACATGATCGAAAAAATAATACTTGATTATCTCAGCACGAAGCTTTCTCCGGTCCCGGTGCTGATGGAATTACCGGAAGTCCCATCTGAGGCTTATCCGACATTCCCGGACGCATTGGTTGTTATCGAGAAGGTTGGCACGAGCCGCGAGAACCGTATTGAATGTGCCTCAATCGCATTTCAGTCATATAGCAATTCCATGTACGGCGCAGCATCGTTGGATGACAGCGTCAAAACTGCGGTGGACGGCATGACAGAGCTTGCAGAGATCAGCGGGGTCTATCTGGCGTCAAATTATAATCACACGGATACGCGGACGAAGCGTTACCGCTATCAATGCGTATACGATATCTATTTTGTCCAATCTTAGGAGGAATAAATAAATGGCGAACACGGCTACGAATGTGTCAGCAGGAAAGCCGAAGGCAGGCGGAGCCATTTATCGCGCACCGCTTGGCTCAACTCTTCCGACTAACGCATCCGGCACTCTGGACGCTGCGTTCAAGTGCCTTGGATATGTTTCGGAAGATGGTTTCAAAAACGTTCCGAACATTTCTTCGACCGATATCAAAGCGTGGGGCGGAGATACCGTATTAAACATCCAGAACAGCAAAGACGATAACTTCCAGTTCAAACTGATTGAAGTCCTGAACACGGATGTTTTGGCGGCTGTTTACAATACGGCGAATATTTCCGGAACGTCTATGAGCACAGGCTATACGGTCCGCGTAAATTCGGACGAACCGGCAGAAGCTGCTTGGGTCGTTGATACCATCATGACAGGCAACGTTGTAAAGCGTTTTGTCATTCCGCGCGGTAAGATCACCGCACTCGGCGAAATCGTCTACAAAGACAATGACGCGGTCGGATACGACATCACTCTTGCTGCGCTTCCTGGCGGATTCGGTGCCAGCGATGATGACACACACAAAGAGTATATTAAGAAGTCTTAATCGGAGGGCAAAATGGTAGGAGGGAAAACAGCGTCCGGATTTGAGTTTGAAATCAATCCGGATAAGTTAAAAGACGCAAGATTCCTCATGGAATACGCCAAGATAAAAGCAAAAGGCGATGAAATGGGGAATCTTATTCTTATAGAGCAGATCCTCGGTCCGGAAGGGTTCGCGGAGCTTTGTAAGCATTGTGAAAACAAGGACGGAATCGCTCTAATCGACACGGTTGCGTCCGAGTTCAAAGAGATCGTTGGGATTCTCTCAAAGGACTCTGAAACAAAAAACTGATTTCCCTCGCCGTGATGCTCGGCGAAGACCAGAACGCACTAATGTGCGATATGGCAGAGACTTATCACGTCATGGATATATGGGCGTTGCCGGTGGATGTACTGGCAACGCTCGCATCCGGTTTGAGGGAAAACTCACGAATCAAGATGAAATTAGCCGGTTTGATATATTTACCGGTTGAAACTATATTGCCGTATATTGCAGATGTTTTAACGTTGGTTCATCGGAGCAAAGATTCCGGCGAGCCTCTTTTATTCTCTGATGTAATGCACGGCAAGGATAAAGAAGAAGAAATAAGGGCGTTCGATTCCGGCGAAGACTTTATGGCTGAATGGAAACGCCTCGCAGGTATAGAAGATGGCTGATTTAGGAAAAGCATACGTCCAGATTGTTCCGTCCGCTGAAGGCATTGAAGGAAATATATCCGGGATTCTCGACCCGATCGAGAAGCAGATGGAAGGCTCCGGCAAATCAGCCGGAGGGCTGTTCAATTCCGGGCTTGGCTCTGCATTATCTTCGTTTGTCGTCCCGACGGCGATCATTGGCGGCCTTGTCGCAGTAGGCAAGGCAGGCTTTGACGCTTATGAAGAAGTCCAGGGCGGCATGAATGAGATCATCAAGAAGACCGGCGCAACTGGCGAAGCTGCGGAGGCTCTTGAGAAGGTCTATAAAGACGTATCGAAGAACGTGGTCGGTGACTTTGAGGACATCGGCTCGGCGGTCGGTGAACTGAACACGAAGCTTGGCCTGCAAGGCGAAGAGCTTGAGGCCATGTCCGAGTCGGCGATGAAGTACGCCAAGATCAACGACACCGACGTCACCGCGGCCATTGACAGCGTAACGAACATGATGAACAACGCCGG